ATGGCTTCTACGACATCCTGTGCGACGAATCCATAACAAATGCGCCCATCACCGTCAATCATCCGATACTGAACTGGCTTTAAGCGATCGAACAGCTCTGAATGAATATCCGTCTTATTGATCTTGCTCTCACCGAGTGGAAATATGTTTGTTTTGGCGCGGCGATCGGATGTGACCTGTGGGGAGTTTTTAACAATCAAACGCTCCCATACTCTTCCACTATCTCCTAACATAATCTTTTCGGAGTACGCCTTGGTCGGTGCGAACGCTCCAGTATACACTCCTCCAGACCAGCCACAGCCATAAAATTCGACCTCTGCCTGATAACCTTTCTTCTTTGATTCAAGAATAATGCTACCGTTACCAATATCAAAGTTTGCTTTGTTGTTGGCATCCGAGTAAGTATTTACAACAAAAGAATCGTCAACAGCTCCGGCTATACAGCTTCCAGAAGAACTTGATGTCTCCAATACAGATTCGTGGACACCTTTAATATCTACATATTCGCTCTGGATTGACAGAGCCGCATTGCCGGATTTTGTTTCAACCAAAATCTTACCGACACCGCCACATAACTCAATAACCGCATCTTTTGCGTTCTTTCCAAGCTGGATCAACTTATCACCATAATATGCGAGTGTCGTTCCTGCCCGGTTAAGAATCTCAAATGCTGATGCTGAAATCTTAGTCCGATAGCCAGACCAAGATCCGCTGGTTTTATTACCAACTTCCAATCCGGTCCCATCAGTAAACTGCATAAAGTTGGTGGCTGTTTTTGCTGCTTGTAAAGGATTCGCATTAATTGAACCAGATGGTAAAGAAGCTAATTTGGTTGATGTCCACGTCACTGTATATGGACCAGAACCTTGAGTATAGTTAAATACTCTCAGCTGCCCATACGGTTCATTTAATCTTGTTATAAGGCCCCACGTTGAAGTAGTCTTTTTATAAATCCATAACGACCATCCGCCTGAAGATCTTAGGAAATCCAATCCAGGATTTGAGTTATTTGCAGAGATAAAACTAAACTGGACATCTGTTGTCTCAAAACCTCTGCCACCAAGTTTAAATGTTGTTGGCTGATTTGCATACGAACCTGTGATCTTTATTGTAGCAAATTCGACATAAAGATTTGACTCACCGTTTCCATTTACCGTATGCACTACCTGATTTGCGTCCTTACCTGCAGCGCCCTGTGGACCTTGAGGACCTGTTGCGCCGGTTGCACCTTTATCTCCCTGAGGACCTTTATCGCCTTTTACACCTTGAGGACCTTGTGGTCCCTGAGGACCAGTTGCTCCTTTATCCCCTTTATCACCTTTGGCTCCAGTATCACCTTTTAAACCTGTTATATCAACACAAATGACATTTGCAATATACCATTTAGTTGTGATATTGTTTGTCTGCTGTTCTATCTGAAAATATACGCTTCCTTTTGATTTTCCTGATGGACAAGTGAAGTTATATGTCGCTTCCTGCCAACTGTTACCAAGATCTTTGGTTGATGTCGGCGCCACAATTGTATCGTAAGCTCGTCCAGACGTCCGCGTTATGTACCATATGCCGGAGTTCAATTCGAGGGAACCCGTTATCCGCTTTCGGTGAACAGTTATGCGATACTGGTGTCCCGGAAATACTGGAAAAGCTGTTGAGCTATTTTGATGATCTCTGCTATCAAGTATATTAACTGCCGCGCCATTTGGAGCTGTGACACTTGTATCAATCCTTGTTATCTGAGGCTTTCCTGACTCAAATAGCGGATTTACCCATAAATTTGTACCATTTTTTCCATCTTCTCCAGTGGCTCCCTTATTGCCATAAACGCCAATAACCCTTTTAGCCGTATCATTTGTGGTGTTATTTGTATATGTAATGGTTTCATAATTCCACAAATACTTATTTGTTTCAGTCATCGTTGGCACAGTCGTTGACCATGTCGTAGGAGCCGATGAATTCGAGGTTGAAACAGCATAATGCTCCGTTATGCTCTTGATACCATTTCCAGTTGGACCAGTTCCTCCAGTAGCACCTTTGTCACCTTTTGCTCCAGTATCACCATACGAACCGATAATGCACGGTGCTGTTGTGCTTGCTATTGTGCCGTCGGTATACTTCACAACTTCGTAATTCCAGAGATACTTTTTGCTTGCCGAAACGGACTGCCCAGAAGTTGTCCAGCCGCTTGTAGATGCTGTTACTCCGCTGGCTGATGGAGTAGCAAGATAGTAGTTTGTAATGGAACCAATACTTTTGCCATTTGCCCCATTGCTGCCATTTGTACCGTTAGTTCCCATTCTACCAACACTGTAGAGAGTAGACGCGGTGCTATCTGTGTATGTGATAACTGTTCTTGTCCATAAATACTGTCCAGCAGATGCAGACGGTACCGAACTCGACCATGTGCCTGTCGGAACTGTTGTTCCGGATGACGATACCTGATAAGTTATGGCTGTTGACTTGACGCCTTTTCCGGTATCTCCTTTGGCACCGGTTGCACCTGTGTCGCCTTTGCTTCCCGTGACGCAAACTGCTGTTGTCGTTGAAGTCGTGTTGTCAGTATAGGTAATCACCGATCTCGTCCAAATATATTTACTGTTCTCCCATCCAGGATAAGTCGTGCCCCACGATCCGCCGGACATGGCTGTTGCTGACGTTGATTTGTAATACTGTTCTACAATAGATTTAACGCCTTTACCAGTCCCTCCAGTATCTCCTTTATCACCTTTGGCTCCGGTTGCTCCCTGCGCTCCTGCAATGCAAACTCCATTTTGATTTGGCGAATACGTTCTGTTACCAGCTCCGTCCGTTGTTACCGTACGGCTCCACATATATTTTCCATTAACCCATGTTGGCGCTGTCGTCGACCATGATCCTCCAGAAAGAGAAGTCGGCGATGTCGAAAGATAATACTCAACATCGACATATGATACATAGTCCTCCGGTGCTGGAGTCCAGTCAGTTGCAGTATTGCCTTTTTCGATCTTAAGGTTTTTAAACTGATATGAGACCCCAACATTACTGTTCATTCCAGTAAAATATGTATTCTGTGAAGTTCCGCTAGGCAATGTTGCTGCTGATTTTACAACCCATACCAGTTTTGTCCATACATTCGCAACTGTTTTGTTGTTTACGGCTTTACATGATTGTATCAACATGTTTGAACTGTCACCATGTCTAAAGCTTGGATTCATCGATGTAGAAACACTTGCTTTGACATCTACGGATACGGTATAATTCGTGTCAGCCTCCCATTTTGTGCGTCCAATATAAGAAAACTGTATTACAGACCATCCGGATTGTTTTACCGAATCTCGTGTAAGTTTACATGTATTAACTCCAGTTTCATATACAGATTCTTTGGAATAGCCACCTGTTTGCATATTCCAATCCCACCCGGTTGTTCCTTTATTGGTATTGGTCGCCAAATTTCGCCCACCAACGACGATTCCCTCTGGAGTGCTACCAACATTATAAGCAGTTGAAGTAGTATTGTCTGTGTAGGTAATAATTGTACGAGTCCAGAAATATGGCTTATCTGCACTTGTTGCCGGAGGAGTTGCCGACCATACCCCCGTAGGAATCGTTGTTCCTGAAGAACTTGCTTGGTACGTAACCGCCGTTGACTTAACACCTTTTCCAGTTGCCCCGGTATCGCCTTTATCCCCCTTACTGCCTGTGGCACCAGTTGCACCTCGCGGGATAATTGTATGACTTATACATAAACCTTTCAGCTCACCGGATGCCGTATTACTCCGATAATAAGCAACATGCGCATTTTTTGTATCTGTCGCCGTTCCAACGATTGCAAACATATCACCAATCCGGCAACCATTACGGATACCAGATGTGCTGGACCAAGTTTCTTCGCGATTAATCGTTCCATATCTTGTCCACTGAGACTCGGTGAAGGCATCTCTAACCACATTTGCCACAAGACTATATCCCTGTGAACCAGTAGCCCCTGTAGCACCTTTGTTACCATATACACCGATAACTCGTTTTGTTGTGTCTACAGTTGTCCCATTTGTATAAGTAA